ATCAAGATTCAAGAATCAATCTGCCCTAAGGTATTCGAAGCTAAGTACACTCAAAAGGCTTTGAGAGAAGGATCTAGCTATGACTACATGGCTTACGCACAAGAATATTCTGCTCAGAAAGTAGAGCGTATCGGTGCTGCTTTGGAAACTGCAATTTGGCAGGGTGATCCGGGAAGTGGAAACGCTAACCTAAACAAGTTCAACGGACTTGCTAGCATGATCAATGACCTAGGCTTCGGCGGTTCAGGTGATCCTGTAAAGGGAAACACTTCTAACTTGACTACATTGACTACTGCAAATGTTGAGCAGGCTGTAGACGAAATCTTCGCTGCTATTCCTGCTGCACTTTTGGACAAGCAAGATCTAGTAATCTTTGCAGGTAACGATACTTTCAGAGAGTATGTGATTGCCTTGAGAGATTCTAACCTATTCCACTACCCTGTAGATGCGGTGAACATGGAGTTGGTAGTACCGGGAACAAACATCAAGTTGATTGGTGTAAATGGTTTGAACGGAACTGACTACCTATTCACTTGCTCAATGTCTAACCTTTATATCGGAACTGACCTTTTGAACGAGCAAGATCGTTTCGAATTGTTCTACGCAAAAGAGGCGGACGAAATGAGATTTGTAGTTGAATTCAAATTCGGTGTACAGGTTGCCTTCCCTGATGAGGTTGTATTCTGGAAGAAAGCATCTGCATAAATAAAATTGGGGTAAGGTCATAATCCTTACCCCTTCACAATTCTAAATTCGAAAAGATATGCCATGCGCTTTAACACAGGGGTACACCCTAGATTGTAAGGACTCACTTGGGGGTATAAAGAACGTATTCTTTGCACCTTACGAAGACCTTGCCACGGTAACCATTGCTGCCGGAGTTGTCACAGTTTTGACTATGGATGCAACAAAGGTTTTCTACAAGTACGAACTTGTGAAGGAATCTTCAAACTTTGCTGAGGCGGTAAATACAAACGTACAAAACGGAACTGTTTTCTACGCTCAGACTTTGGAGATTGTACTTAATAAATTGCAAACCAACACACGAAATGAAATCGTGCTACTTGCAAAAAATAGATTAGCTGTAATCGTAACTGATCAGCAGGATGATAAATGGTTCTTAGGGATCACCAACGGTCTTGATTTGACAGGCGGAGGAAGTGCTACAGGTACTGCCTTCGGAGATCGAAGCGGATACACTTTGACTTTCACAGGCAATGAAAAAGAACTTTGCCAAAAGGTTACAGCAGCTGTTCCAATTACTTAATTTTTGGTTTGATGTTTATGTGAACAAGCACCCTCTTTTAGGGGGTGTTTTTTTTGTGTACATGGGTGGGTGTTTTTGTATTTATGGGTATGGTGATAATTACGAAGGGCGCAAATAGTGTGATCTATTTACCCTTATTTGATAAGCGAACTACAAGCAGCAATAGCTATATCTTTTTATTTGAGCATGAGGTAACAAAGGAGCAAGTGACCTTGACTCTAACGGATACTAGCCCTTTCAAAGAAAGGTATTCAAAATTTGCAATCACCGAGGCATCTTTTACCACGGGTACTGTAGGCTTTTGGAGATACAACGTAACCCAATCAGGAAGCGGTAGTACAATTATAGCCACAGGCAAAATGGAATTGACGGCAGTTAACCTATCAACCGCAGGAGTGGTAAGATACAACGGTTACAACGGTAACTACAAAACATACACAACCACATGATAAAGTTTCTAAAATTTGACGATGTACCACTACCCATTTACAAGGAAGTAAAAGGGAAAGATTACATTTTTTATGGGGAAAGAAATGACTACCCTAACTACTTGCTGAGAATCTACAATAACAGCGCAAAGCATAACGCAATCGTGACCGGAAAGGTAGACTACATTTGTGGTAATGGGTGGGGAGTGAAGTCTGAAGATGAAATGCAAAAGGCAAAAGCCTACGGCATGATTTACAAGGTTAATACCAAGGAAGAAAGCCTAAATGAAGTCACTAATAAACTTGTGACTGACTTAACTATCTTCGGGGGATACTATCTACAGGTGATATGGACTAAGGCCACAGGCGAGATCGCAGAACTTTACCATGTTGACTACTACAAGGTAAGAACCAACTCAGAAAATACAGAGTTTTATGTCTCAGATAATTGGCTGAAGAACGATAACGTAAACCCTCGTCCTGACTACGAGACTTACCCTGCATTTGATCCCAACAATCCAACTGGTTCGCAGATTCTATACTTCAAAGAATACAGAGCAGGGGTGAATACATATTCCCTTCCTGATTATCGGGGTGCGATTAGCTATATCGAACTAGATATCAGCATAGGTGAGTACCACCTAAACACGATCAACAACGGGATGTTCTCAAGCAAGCTGATAAACCTGAATGGTGGAAAGGTAAGCCAAGAGGAAGAGGATAGAATCGAGCGTCAATTCCAGAACAAATTTAGCGGATCTAAAAACGCAGGAAAATTCATGCTAGCGTTTAACGATAGTAAGGAGAACGAACCTTCTATCATCGACCTATCAGGGACTGAATTAGACAAGCACTTTGACCTGCTTAATAAGAGCGTACAGCAGGAGATTTTTACAGGTCACAAGATCACAAGCCCTATGCTATTCGGTGTTAAAACTGAAGGGCAACTTGGAGGCAGAAGCGAAATGCGAGAAGCCTATCAGCTATTCCAGAACACCTATGTAAACGCAAAGCAAAGAGCGATTGAAGAGACGGTTAATTACCTTTTCAAGTTCAATGACATCATTGCTGATCTTGAATTGCAACCTACCGAGCCTATCTCTTTTGAATTTAGCGAGGCGATCATATCAGCCAACATGACTCAGGATGAGATCCGTGATAAGCTAGGCTTACCTGCTATTGAAAAAGTGGAGGGGTCAACATCTCAAGAGGTTATTAATGCACTTAACTCTTTAAATCCTACCATACTCGCAAAAGTTATGGAGAATATGAGTGCTGAAGAAATAAGAAGCCTTATAGGGTTTAAACCAAAAGTTGATACAGTTGCGCCTTCTGGAATAGATAGTGCTGTGACGGGCTTAGAATTGCCGTTAAATCAAATCGTAGAAGAACAGATGCACCTTTCGTGCAGGGAAAATAAAAAAGACGATGAAATCCTAAGTTTATTTGAAGGTAAAGGAATATCCAAAGATGCTTTTAAAATTATTACTACTTCTAAGATGACCTTTTCAAGTGGTGATGAATTTGTAAAGCAAGAACTATTTGCTGAGTATCAACTGAACGAAATCCAAAGAAAGATTGTAGGCGAAATTCAAAAGGATATCAACGCAACTATCCCACAGATCGCCAAGGCTGTAGGCATAGATGAAGAGTCGGTGATTTCAAGAATCAATACTTTGATTGATGACAACGTGATCACGGAAAAAATCAGCCAAACGGGGCTAGTCACTCGCAAGATAACTAGCGTAGGGCAGGCAGCTATCAAAAGGCTAACCCCTGTGACTTCATTTAAGGTGCTATATAGCTATGAAGAAAGATCAGGAGTTCCTGATGCAAAAAGCGGAAGCAGGCCTTTATGTGAGAAGCTATTTAATGCTGATGGTGTAGGCAAAAGCCTTTTATTTACTCGTGAAGAAATCCAAAACATCTCAAATCAATTAGGCTATTCAGTATTCCAACTTTGCGGTGGATGGTATACAAACCCAGAGACGAAAAGAAGAACCCCATATTGCCGTCATGAGTGGAAACGTAATGTAGTAGTAGAAAAAACAAGCCGATGAGCGCAAATGTATTAATGATAAGTGAGCAGTCTTTTAAAGACTTCACGGTAGCAAGTGCAAACATAGATCTAAAGAATGTCACTCAAGTAATTAAGATGACTCAGGATAGGTATATCCATCCTATCTGCGGGACTGCCCTATATGACAAGATCCTCTCTTTGATCCTAGCGGGTACGATTACAAGCGGTGGGAATGCAGTCTATAAAACTTTGCTAGATAGCTATCTAACAGATACCCTTTTTAATTATGTGTTAGGTGAATTGCCGATGGCGATGCAGTACAAGTTTGTTAACAAAGGGGTAGTGAAACGCAAGAGCGAGAACATCACAGAGCCTACCTTTGCAGAACTTCAAAGCATCAGCCAATACTATAAGGGCTATGCTGAATGGTACGCAGAACGGTCAATCAATTACTTGACTGCAAATAATACCTTGTATCCTGAGTACTTGAATCCTGGCAGCGATGTAACTACTATTCAGCCTGTAAGCAATCAATACAAAGTTGCTATCAATTTAGGCCGTGGTGACTATGAAGATTACAGACCTTATTCAGAAAGATACCAAGGCAACCGCTACAAAAAACCATTCTAAAACATGGCTTATTCTAAGAACGAAAAAAAACTCAAGGAATATTTAAGCAAACAACATGACTCTAGTCGACCTAGTAAAAAAGCTAAAAGCGATCCAAGAAGCGCACCCAATGATCCGAACATTCGGCGAGGGTGATATCTACGATTATGTAGATAATGGAGGGGAAATAGAATACCCGGTATTCTGGACGGTTGTAAGACCATCCTTTTACAACGGCACTACTATGCGCTATGATTTAGTACTGCTGTTTGCGGATCTACTTACTGAAGATAAAAGCAACAGGCTACAGATTCAAAGTGATCAGATGCTTGTCTCTTTGGATGTGTTAGCAAAATTAAAACTTGATGATGATTATAACTTTAATACTGCGCCTAATGCCTCTATGGAATTTTTCCAAGAACGCTTTGATGACTTTACAGCCGGTGTATCAATCGCTATACAGATCACTGCTCCTATGCCTTTGAATTTCTGTCAAATCCCTGTAATTGCATAACCATGAATATTTTTAAAAGTGATGAACTTGGAATACCTACAACCTTGATAGCTGTATTTGCAAACGTGACTACTATGGCAGGTCTTGAATTTGTAAAGCAAGAACTATTTGCTGAGTATCAACTGAACGAAATCCAAAGAAAGATTGTAGGCGAAATTCAAAAGGATATCAACGCAACTATCCCACAGATCGCCAAGGCTGTAGGC